TTATTTACATTATAGTAAACACCAACATATCCTAAACTACATTTAGAAATATTATCAATTCTTCTATTTTGAATTGGTAAAGCTTGTTGTTTAACATAAATGTCATCAGTCTCATCTCCAATTCTAGTACCTTCTACAGCTTCGTTAATCCATAGCGGTTCTAAATGTACTTCACCAGCCTCTTCATCTAACTCATGATTTTTATGTACAATTTCTTGTTGAAATTGCCCACTTGCTTCATCATAATAAGTTAACACCATTATTTTTTTCCTGGACTTCCAGACTACTCTAGATACTCTAATGTCTCCCACTTCATTCACAGAAGCTAAATTTCTATGTTCATTTTGAAACATTCCTTGATTGTTTTCTACATCAACAAGGACATATTCAGGTACACTATCAAATCCTGTATTACTTCCAGCTTTACCACCTTTTGACGTATTAGAAAGACTATTTTCAATTTTTTTAACTTGAGCAAAACTTAATTCATCATAATAGTTATCTATAATTTGTGCAGGTGATTGATAATTATCTTCTATAATAATACTACCATCTTCTACAAAGGGTGAATCATTTCCACCAACAACTGTAATATTTAACGGATTCGTTTTTAATACTACAGGTTCATTGCCTAATATATCTACTCTATATATTTCTTCTCCACAAATTAATAAATCCTCAAACCCTCTATTAAATAATTCTTTTAAATCTAAAAAATACCAATAATAAGTAAGTAATTGATTTGCTAATTTTTCTCTTTTATCTTGAAAGTTAGTTTGAAGATAAGCCATTTTTTCTTCTAACTTTGCTTTAAATTCTTCTTCAGATTGAGATTGAGATTTAAGTTGTTCTATGAAAAAATCATCTAATTGTTTTTCCATTTCTTCCTCTTTCTGAGAAATAGCATCATCATTAGTTATACGTGCTGTAAAATTAAAAGGTCTTTTTAATTCTTCACCAATTAATAAATCTATTTTTTGTTTTGCTATTGGATAGTGTTGTAAATCTATTGGAAATTTACCACCTTCAGGAAACATAGGAACCATCTGTTTTCTTAAACCTGTAAAGTCAAATATATCGTTAGCTAAATTATAGTTTCTTAATTTGTTCTGGTATGTTTGTCGGATTCCGTGATACTCTAAAGTAACTTGATCAATAGCAGAATTAATACAATCCTTATACCATTTAGGATTTCGTTGCTTTAATTGACTAGGGAAATTAGCATAAAAGTTTATATTCATAGTATACAAAATTAAAAGGACTTACGAGAAATTCCTAATATTATTTATTTTTTTTTACTTCGTTATAGCGTTTAAAGAGTATTGACCGTTTTGTCTAAAAACATTTTTAAAAAATGAATCGCCACTTTTTCGTTTAATTCTATTATCTTTCTTTTTTTCAAACTTAGCTTTCCAATCAGTACGATAAATCATTAACACATTAAAAGATGAAACCCTATCAAAGTTATTATCTGGATTATATTTTATAGCTTCTTCTATATATCCCACTGTTTTAAGCTTTTCATAATTTAATAAATACCTTGGAGTCATAACCCCTTCTATTTCTTCTACAATTGGTTGAGGGTTTTTTTCTTCCATCCATTCAGCTTGAAGTCTAAGCCCTAAAGCATTAATAGCAGCCGTAGCTGGTACTCCATAAGCGTTGTTTCCTGACCCCCTAGTTTGTAGTAAATTTTTTTGATATAAGTAATCAGGAGTAGTTGCTAAATAATATAAAGAGCCTGCACTATAAAAATGCTCATAAATATCATTCTTATTTTTTTCATATCCTAACTTAGCATTATATAAAATACATAATCTTCTAAGTGTTTCAAAATAAGTTTTAGCAAGATGAGGTCTTCCGGTATATTCTGCTACAATTGTATCTGTCCATAGGTCTAAAATAAAAGCTGAACCTAAAGAAGAAGAACTTGTTTCTCCATCTACTACATATGGATCACAAGATGCTATATATCTATTTGGATCAATTTTCCCTTTAGCATTTTTTTTAGGTAATGTAAATAATTCTACAGAGCCAGTTTTCATACTATTATCATGGGGATATTTTCTAATAGGTACATTATTTGGATTTAATACCCAATTAACTTCTCCATTTTTTATATTTAAATCTACTACATAGTTTTCAGAAGTAAATTTATTTTGATTAACTCGTATCTTTGTTAAAAACTCTGTAAGTAAATAAACAGGAAAATGATTTCCTGTTTTTCTCATCATTGCTTCTGTAGGTGTAATTGGCCTTTCAGCTTTTTCTCTAACAATAGCAAACGGATCATCTGAATTATTTTTTTTATCTACTCTATCTTGATAGATATAAGCTAATGCTTTTATAACATCTGAGTTACCATTTTCATCTATACAAAATTCACGATTTAAATATTCAGGCATAAAAAACCCTACTTCATCATCTGGATTAACATTTAAATCATAAATATTAGGTAAACCTAATATATTATAAGAATGTGGATGTCTCCATAGGTTTTCTAATGCCTCAAAAGCAGCTTCTTCAGAACCTCCAGTGCCAAAAGCTTCCATATACCCAAAGGTAATATTACCTTGTTTGTATGAAGATTCAGCAATACCCCAAACATCTAATAGTTTAGGATATTTTCCTGCTTCCTCAAAAGCTGCATATTTCCCCCTTATACCCCTTGCTTTATCATAATTATGTCTAGTAATAATTCCACTCATCAAAGATTTACTGCCATAAACTACTTCTGAACCTTTTCTTCTGTACCCACCTTGAAATTCTAAAGTATCTGATTGTTTGTTTACAATTCTTAATCTAGGCCAAGGTGTATGCTTTGCTACCCAATCTAAATTATCTACTGCTTTCCCCCAAATACCATCACCTGTTAAATAAGAAGAATCATAAGCTAACATAAAATTAGAAGATCCTTTAATTAATGTAAAATTTCTAGCTGGTTTTGCACCCCCTTTAAAACTATAGCCCCTTCCCCTAGTTTTTAAATTACTTCCAAATTTACCTTCTGATTCTGCTTTTTCTACATAATGAAAATGAAAATAATCCCCATCCCATACTTTAGCAAATTCTTCAATTCTATTTCCTCTTACGTTTTTACTACCAGATTTTGATTGAACTTCTACTGCTATTTGTATTCTACTGTAGTTTAAATACCAATAATAATAACCAGGAATCCATTCCCCATCAGAATCTCTAACATACCCTTCTAGACATCTTCTTTTTTCTTCTCTCCAAAAGTTTGTATATTCAGAATATGGATGACCATTGGGTGTAAGTAAAGTATATACTCCATGCTGTTCAAAATGAATAGCTGATTGCCTAAAATAATCCATATCTTCTAAAATATGTGGATTACTAATATCTGGTTCTATTTTGTTTTCAGTTCTTGTAGTTCCTATTGGTTTACCATAAGAATCTACATTCTCATAAATAAAATCTTTTCTTTCTAAATCTTTTAATCTTGGTCGGTCTGAATTAGTTAAATTTTTAACAAAAGTTATCCCATCTAATATTTCTTCTATAAATTCCAGATATTCTTTATCTGTATTATCTGAAGGATCAAATGGGGATTGAGTATTGTTAAAATTAAATTCTTTCATTAATCAGGGATTCCATCTTCAAACATAGCAGGTTCTTGACCTCCTTGACTATCAGATTTAGTTTCTATTTGTTTTTTAACTTCTGCTTCAATTTTTGTAACTTGCTGCAATCGTTCATATATTTTTCCTATAGAATCATCAACTTCTCTTACTTTATAACGAGGTCTACCATTTTTATCTACTTCGTTAAAATTTACAGTTAATAGAAAATTATTTGATTTTACTACAGCCGTTCTAGCTGCATATAAAGAATCCATAGCTAATGATTGTTGTAATTCTAAATATAAATTAATAGCATCCTGTATTTTGCTATCAGCTTTCCAACCATCTTTTAAATCAACTACAGTTAATATCTGTGCATGCCTAGTATCATTATCTACATATTTAGAATAATCAGAAGCATAGTCACAAAAATAATATACATAAGCTAATTCAGCAAATGCATTTTTTTTATTTTTATCTCTATCTCTAGACCATAAAGCTTTAAAAGGTTTTAATGCTAAAGCTTGAGGAGAAAATACTACCTTATTATCTTTAAATTGAAATAAATTCATGTTACTTACATTTACAATTAGTTGGGTTACATGTAACTTTTAGTATATATTAAACAGGAGATGTTAACAAATGGTAACTATAATTAGGTGTAAATGTAAAATCATTTACTTTAGAGTCAACGTCTAACATATAATCTTTCCAAGTAGGAAATAACTCATTTAACGTATCTATTAAATTACCCAAATT